TTCCAGTTTCATTCATAAAGAAGGTATAAAAAAATGGCATCAGTTTATAAAACTTTAACGGCAGATGATATTGCTTCTACAAAAACTTTACTTCATGAAGCTATCCCAGTTACAGGGACTATAGTTTCTGGATCATATAGCGGAGCTAATATTAAAACATTTGCTCATGGTATGTTTAAGACAGTATATGATTACCCATATCAAAGTTCATCTGCTAATGCACTTTTTGATTTAAGCATTGGTCATTCTGTAAACTCAAACGCTTCAGCATCTGCCGTGTCGGCGGGTACAACTACTTATTTAAGAAAAAAAATTAATATCTATAATCAAATGGCTAAGGTATTAGTTGGCTCTGATACAACTGGTAGTATATTAAAATTTGATGAAGATGGCAATTTTAATAATACTGGTGATAGTATTGATAATCTTTTTATTATTAATTTTTCAAGATTATTAGCAAAAGATGAAATTAAAAAAGGTTCTTTTGAGCTTCAATTAGGTATAGGAACTTCTAGCGCAGCACCATTTGCGGCTACAATGACAATCAAAGACGCAAGCGGTTCTGACAATTATAAAGTAAACTCACCTGTTGGCGAATATGGTGTTTTGTATGCAACCTCCGTATCAAGCGGTTCTATTGCACAAGCGAATCCATCATGTGGTTTAGTGTTCTACCAAGCTGGTGTTGCGATTATCAATACAAATGTGTTTGCCATTTCAAGCTCAAACACCGTAACCACATCAGTTTCTTCAAACCAAAGAGGTCTTTTAACTTCAGCTTATGGTATTCCATATATGTATACCACAAAAACTGTTGAAGATGCTTTTGTAAGCGGAAGTATCGATGATGTAACAGGTTATTTTGCTTCAAGAATTAAAAACGTGTTAATAAACAATACAACAGAATTAAATTCAACAATTTATTTCTGTAAGATTGGCAATGGCGATTTTAACTATTCTTCAAATGCAACTTATTTATCCGGTAGCAGAATAAGAGTAAAAAATTCAGCAGCAGACGCACCAGTATCCTATTTTACAACGATTGGTCTTTATTCCCCAAACAATGAATTATTGGCTGTTGCGAAGTTATCGGAACCAATTAAAAAAGATCCAACTAATGAGTTAATCCTAAGAGTAAGATTGGACTACTAAAATGATGTATAAATTTGAAAAAAATGACGTTTTTAAAAATGTCATTGTTGCAAATCCAAGAATTAATTTTAGAATTAATAAAAATGATATTTATTATAACAATATGAGGCTAAGTCAAGACGTACCGGATGGGTATGCACACATATACGATCTAAATATTGATGGGCTATGCAACGCTGGTCAATTAGATTTTAGCTGCCCTGATAGTAGTGCCTATATTGCGGTGATATAACGGAGAAAATAGATGGCTTTAAGTGTTAAAGACGGCAATGGAACGCTGACAAGTTTAAAAACTACCTTAACTGGTAGCGATCATATGCCACATCACGTTATACAAGAAATAAGCGGCTCAAATATATCTACAATAGTAAGCAAATTGACCGATATTTCAAGTTCTGCGGCGGCTGTCCAGACAGTTACTGCCTCATTAGCTAATCCCGTTTATGTTACTGGGGCTGTACAGGTATCACAACCTGTGAGTGTAGACTTAGTTATAGGCGATAATGTGTTTGTAACTTCTTCTTTGTCCGCTCCACTATATGTTTCTTCTTCTAATAATAGTCCAATTTTAATAACAGGCACTGTTAATGTAGATAATTATCCTGCTATAACAACAGTAACGGCATCTACTACAAGCCCAGTCCCTGTAACTGGCACTATAAATGCTGGTGGCTATTATTTAAATTCAATTAATGATTCTGTTGCGCCTTTAAGTTTTGCTTTTACCAGTTCTGGGGGGGTTAATTATATAAGAGCCACCGCATCAAACTCTAGCCCAGTTACAACAGTGTCTAAAAAAAGTACAATAACTAATGCAACAAAAACTGTTCATAATCAGTATACTATTGGCGATGAATATATTGATTATACATCAAGCTTTAGCGGGACATTTATAATATCAAGCTTAGATATAAATAGATCAACTCTAATTCTTTTTAATCCGTCTGCATATAATTTATATATTTCTGTTGGATCTGGCTCTGATGGTCCAAACGGTTTTCAAATGCTAAATACATCATCTGCTCCATTAAAGTATTCATTTATATTATATCCAAGTGGTACGTATATTGCAGATGATTCAACTGTTTCTGCGTTTCATTCTGGTTTTTTTATTAGTTCTAGTACGCCGGGATTTTCACCAGAAGCAATTTCTACAAAAGTGAGCTATTAGAATGCCTATCAATTATCCAGTCACTACGCCTAGCGTTCCGACAAGTTCAAATGCCTCACAGCTTAGAGGTAAGGATATAAATACAAGTTTTGTACCGCAAGAATATGAAACGGTAATTTGGAATCCACAACAAGATAGATTTGATCTTGGTTTTCCATTTGGATCTGCTCAAAAATTTACTGTTTTATTTAGTACAAGTTCTTATACAGGAACTTTATTTTTTACATTTCCTGAAGCTGAAACTGGTTTTAAAGAAATAAATTGGAATACTTTTTCTGGCTTAAGAACATTTGAAACCGCGTCTTCGTTTTCTTATAATGGAACTCCTTATTTTGCGGCATCCGCGTATATACCAAGAAAATATGGTGGTTTATTTTCGGCTTCGTTCGATACAGGTTCTAATAACTTAGGTTATCAATACCCAACAGAATATGACAGCCCTGTTTATATTATACAAGATTCAAGCAACCCACTAACTGGAACCATAGAACAAAGCCAGCCGGGAGGTGGAGGTGGAGGTGGAGGCGGTGGAGGTTCAAGCACATTTTTATATACAGTTTATGCCCCCGGTATTAAAGACGCTTCTGCTACAGGTCAAGAACTAATTACAAAATTCTATAAAGCAGCTTCAAAAGTTAATGTTTACTATGATTATCAAATAGACACAGGCCATACTGGCTCTGTTTATGTTTCGGGCAATTTTTCACAAGCAACAATTAACGTAACCGGCACAACAACATATGTATACTCCGCTGCGTATACAAACATGACTCTTGATGATAATTTTTATAGTATATACGTTTCTAGCTCAAATGCTAGTAGCAATTTTAAAATTTATAATATAACACTTGAGTTTTTTAATACATAATAAATTGGGAATTAAAATTGGCATCATATTACAGATATATTAAAAAAGATAGTAATAACAATGCTTTTTCAAGCATAACAGATGATGCATTTGCCAATAATTATAGTCCCGGCGATACAATTGTATTAAATTATCCAAGAAAAACAACTATATCAATAAATTATATTACTTCTAGTCAGGCAACATCTTATAATGAATGTGGAGAAACAGATAGAAGTAAAATTTATTCTCTACAAAATACTATAAATTTTTATAGAGCAGTTAGTAATTACTACGATTATAGTTATTATTCTGCTTCAACTGTTACCTTAATAGATATTCCATCAACAATAATAGGATCTGGCATAAGAAGAGGAACTTTATCTTTGAAATTTTTCTTATCTGGTACGTTATTGGGCGAACTAAAAGACGTAAAACAAAACGGCGAGCTAATACAAATAACTCCTACTGGTAGCTATAGCGGGTCTGTGGCTGGAATAGCTTTATATAATGAAGGATTTATTTTATTAACTGGTTCTTGGCCTATTACTTCAAGCGTTCAGGAGATGTATTCTTATTGCCCAGCAGATTCAGTTTACGATTTAGACTATCCACGCTGGATACATTGGGGCAGAGGACTAGACGGCGCTCCAGTAACAGCCTCAATGTTTGATATAGATTTTGAGGGTACAGCAAAAATAAATACTTTGACCATGTTAGCGCATGCTCCAAAAAGTGAATTAAATTATTCTATGAATCCTACATTTATAGAAAAAACAACTGCTTCATTTTTAGCAGAAACTGGTTCTTTGATATATAAAGAAAATGAATATTTATCTATCAAGAATACAGTTAAAACAAATTATCAAGATGTTACTGGTTCTTTTGCAAAACAAACTTTTATTAATAAGATTGGAATATACGATAAAAATAAAAATTTGATTGCAATAGCAAAGTTGGCAACCCCAGTTAAAAAAACCGAACAAAGAGGTTTTACATTTAAACTTAAGCTTGATATGTAGTATAGTTATGCTATGATACTTGGTTTAGACATTAGCACTTCTTTAACTGGTTTTACTGTTTTGAATGAAGACGGTTCAATACTTCACAACGAAGTTATTGATCTTCGCCCAAAACGATTTGATAACATGTTTCAAAAAGCAGATGCTGTCAAAACAAGACTAACACAGATAAAATTTCTTTATAATATAAAAGATATATTTATTGAGCAATCATTAAACGCATTTCGCCCCGGTCTTTCAAGCGCACAAGTTATTTTGACGCTTGGAAAATTCAATGGTATTGTTTCTTGGATTTGCTATGAAATATTCAATAAAGAGCCACAATATATCGGTGCTTCTTCTGCCAGAAAGTCAATTGGTATAAAAGTAGAAAAAGGCCAAAATGCAAAAGAAATAGTTTTAAAACACATACTTGACACAGAACCTAGTTTTAAGGTAGATTATACACCAAAGGGCAATCCCAAACCCGGTACTTTTGACCGTGCAGATAGTTTAGTGATTGCGAAAGCAGGGTATAATTTATGCCAGACCAAGAAAAACTAAAAATTGTTACTGATATACTTGGCGATTACAGAAAAATTGGTAGCGAATATCTTTTCTTTTGTAAAAAATGCAATCACCACAAAAGAAAACTCTCTGTAAATCTTGAAAAAGACAAATTTAAATGCTGGGTCTGCGATTTCAGCGGCAATTCTATTAAAAGAATTGTTGCTAGATTTGGTAATTATCTACAGTTAAATAAGTGGAACGAGCTTTCTGGAATTGTAGAAATTCTAGAATTTGATAAAATCTTTTCACCTCAACAAAGCATTGAAGAGGTTGTTCATGTCAAACTTCCAGAAGAATTTGAATCTTTATGTAATAAAGATGTTTCCCTTAAATCTCTTGATGCTAGACGTTATTTAAGAGATCGTGGCTTATCAAAAGAAGATATTTTAAGATGGAAGATTGGATATTGCAGTTCTGGCGAATATGAAAACCGTGTAATCGTTCCATCATTTGGTGTTGATGGTAAGCTAAATTATTTCGTAGCAAGGACTTATACAACTAAAAAATATAAAAAATATATGAATCCTGTTGCTTCAAAAGATATTATCTTTAATGAATTATATGTTGATTGGTCAAGCCCTATAACATTAGTTGAGGGGGCTTTTGACGCTATAAAAGCAGATAATGCGATACCTCTACTTGGTTCCACCCTGAGAGAAGGTTCAAAATTATTTAAAGAAATTGTTAAAAATGATCCAATTGTTTACATAGCACTTGATCCAGACGCAGAAAAGAAAGCAGAAAAGCTTGTTTCTGCCCTATTAAGCTATGATGTAGAACTTTATAAGATACCAATTCCAAATGGATTGGATGTTGGAGATATGTCACATGAACAATTTTTAGAATTTAAAAAACAATCAACACTATTTAAGGATAGTGATGATATTCTATTAAGAAAAATTATGAGCATAACCTTATGAAGATAAAGTTTAGAGGCAAAAAACTTCTCTCGGAACAAAAAGAAGAAGTTACAAGCGAAGATAAATTAAGTGCTTTATTGAGAATTTTTAAAGCATACGACGCCGCAACAAAACAAAGACATTTAAAACCTGTTTCTGACGGTTATACAGAAGATTATGATTTTGAATATAGAGAAGCAGTAAAAGAACTTAATAAAAAATATGAAAGACATTTTGATTTTAACGATTTAAATGATTTTCTAGAAGAATTAAGAGAAAAAGATGAAATTGATCATGATATGTATGAAAAATTAAGAGACTTGTTTACAAGAATGATTTATGATTCTGAAAGTTCCGATGTAAAAGCTACCGAACATCAGGATGACGATGAGGTAAAAAGACATAGGTATTATTTTCCAAAACCAGAACTTGTAAAAGAAAGTAAAAGATAGGTTACACAACAAAAAAGATCTATGTTAGATTACCCACTAGCAGTAGTGGGTTTTTTATTAGGAAAAAACATGAAAATAGCACATTTAGCTGATACACACATCAAAACTTTGCAAGATCACCAAATTTATCGTGATGTTTTTGAGCAAATTTACCAAAAACTAAGAGAAGAAAGGGTCAATTATATCGTCCATTGTGGCGATATTGCTCATTCAAAGACGCAAATCAGCCCAGAATTTGTAGAAATGGCTAGCGATTTCTTCAAAAATCTTGCTTCTATCGCTCCAACGGTAATAATTCTTGGTAATCACGATGGAAACCTTAAAAATTCAGATAGGCAAGACGCTATTTCACCAATTATTAACGCATTGGAGCTTAATAACATCTTTTTATTGAAAGATTCTGGTGAATTTGAGCTTAATAGGGATATTACTCTGAATGTTTTGAGCATTTTTGATGAAGAGCATTGGACAAAACCAACAAATCCAGAAAAAATCAATATTGCCCTTTATCATGGATGTATCGCTGGCTGTAAAACCGATACAGGTTATACAATGACAAAGGGAGATCATGACGTAAGCATCTTTGAAGGTCATGATTTTGCTTTTCTAGGCGATATTCACACAACCCACCAGATTATGGATGGTGAAGGTAAGGTTAGATATCCCGGTTCTACTGTTCAACAGAACTTTGCAGAAACAAACGATAAGGGTTTCTTGATTTGGGATATTAAATCAAAGGAAAGCTTTAGCTGCAAGCACGTTTCAGTCAAAAACCCGCATCCATTTGTCACAATTGAATTAGATAGCAACGGAAACGTTCCAGACGTAGAGATTGAGTCAGGATCTCGCGTTCGTATTTTCACAGATAAAAATATTACGCTTGATAAAGTAAAAAAAGCAAAAGATGCGATTAAAAATCGTTTCAGCCCTATGAGTATAACTTACTTAAACAAGCCAAATTCAGCTGTTTTTGACCAGAGTATCGTTTCAGAGATCGTTTCACAAAAAAGAAATCTTAGAGATGTGTCATTTCAAGAAAAATTAATTGAAGATTTTTTGAAAGATTATAAAATCAGCAGTGAGTTAAAAACAAAAGTATTTGAATTAAACAAAAAATACAATTCTTCAATACAAGAAGGAGAAGATATCTCAAGAAATATTCACTGGAAGCTAAAGCGTTTTGAATGGGATAATTTATTTAATTATGGTGATGGTAATAGCATCAATTTTAGTGACCTAAATGGTGTTATTGGTATTTTTGGTAAAAATTATAGCGGTAAATCAAGTGTTATAGACGGTATTCTCTATACCCTGTTTAACACCACCAGTAAAAACAACAGAAAGAATTTAAATGTTATTAATCAAAATCTACAAAAAGGTAGAGGAAAACTAGAAATCGAAATTAACGGTGAAGACTATGTTGTTGAGCGTATTTCTGAAAAATATACTAAAAAAACAAAAGGTGTTGAAATAACAGAAGCCAAAACTGATGTTTCTTTTACAAGCGATTCAGAGTCTATGAACGGTCTTGACCGCAACGACACAGATAAAAACATTAGAAAATATTTTGGTACTGTAGATGACTTCTTCCTAACATCTATGGCTACACAATTTGGCTATCTTTCATTTGTCTCAGAGGGTTCAACAAATCGTAAACAAATATTAGCTAAATTCCTTGATCTAGAGTCTTTTGAGAAAAAATTTAAGTTAGCTAAAGAAGATAGTGCAGAAATTAAGGCTCTAATTAAGCGTCTTGAGGTTAATAACAACTACGATGAGTTAATTAAGCAAGCCGAGATTAACGTTTCTAACAGCAAACTAGAAGCAGAAGAAAAGTCATTTCTTATTAAAGAGCTATTATCAGATTCAGTAAAGATCAATGAACAATTACAAAAGGTATCTGATTCTCTAAAAAATATTCCTTCTGAAATTATTGATTATAAATCAACTAGTGAAACTATCACTAGACTGAAATTGGCTTTACAAAACATTAAAGAAGAGAACATTAAATTTGAGGAGGAAAAGAAAAAACTTCATACAATTATCGATAAATCTAATGAATTTCTTTCATTATTTGATAATGAGCAACTTAAAAAAGATAATGACGAATTAGACTCTTTAAATAAAAAGATTGTACCTCTAGAAAGAGAAATCTCAGCCCTATCAACACAGTTAAAGAATGCTAAACATAAATTAGAACTTCTAGAAAGCGTTCCTTGTGGAGATTCATTCCCAAGTTGTAAATTTATTAAAGATGCATTTGAATATAGAAATCTTTATCCTTCTTTGAATACTGAGCATGTACAAAAAAATAATCAGCTAAATGAATTAAATGCTAAATATGATGAATTAGATCAAAAATTAGCTGATTTGCTTAATAAACAAAGCAAAATCACTCAAAAAAAGCTTGAAAGTGAAAAACTACTATCAACTATTCAGATAAGTATTGAGAGAAATAATCTTTCTATCGAAAAAAGAGCTAAACAATTAGAAGAATACGAACAAAAAATTAAAACATACGAAGAAAATAAAGAAGCAATTGAAAATTATATTGAATTACAAGAAAGTAAGAAGAAACTTCAACAAAAAATTTCTGTAACAAGCGGAGATATTGAAAAAGCTAGACATGAAATGAATGTTGCTAATGTTTCTTATGGTTCTTTCTTGAAAGAAGTTGAAACATTGAAAAAACAAAAAAGCGATTTAGAAAAATTACGCGATGAATATACAGCTTATGAGCTATATCAAAAATGTATGCATCCAAGCGGTATTTCTTATGAAATTATTAAACAAAAACTACCAGAAATCAATTCAGAAATAGCAAAAATACTGAACAACATAGTAGATTTTAATGTAATGTTAGAGAATGATGATGATAAATTAGACATAATTATCAAGCATCATAATATGGAACCTAGACCATTAGAAATGGGCAGCGGAGCAGAAAAAACATTAGCTTCAATTGCAATCCGACTTGCTCTTTTAAATGTTACCTCTTTACCAGTGTCAGATCTATTTATTATGGATGAACCGGGAACTGCTCTTGATGAAACAAACTTGCAAGGATTTGTTAAAATTTTAGATATGATCAAAAGTTATTTTAAGACAGTACTAATTATTTCACATCTTGATGTTTTAAAAGAATGTGTAGATGGTCAAATAATCATTAACAAAAAAGGCGATTATGCCTTTATTGATAACTAAAGGAGCCAATATGGCATCAGATAAAGTAGTTTTAGATCCAAAATCAGCAACTAGTATTTTGGATAGCTTGAAAAAAGAAGTAGAAGAAGAATTTGAAAAAGCAGAAAAGGAGGGCGTTGGCTTAGTTGACGTTCTTTCAGAAAAGATCTTATCAAGAAAGTTGCTTGTATGGATCGTTGCAACAGTATTTTTAGGATTTGGCAAAATAACTCCTGATGAGTGGATGAGTATTTCATTAGGATATATTGGTATTCAAGGTGTAGCTGACATGGCTGCAAAATGGAAGGCGGGTAAATAAAATGGATATTAAAAAACTTGCAGGAGAATTGTGGATGAAAATCAAAGTATTAGTTGGTTTGATCGTAGCTGGATTAGTTGTTGGCGCTATTGCTTGGAGAAACCATGTTCAAGATGGTCTATCGACCGTTGATCAAAAAGCAAAAGAGGAACAAGCAAAAGCAGATGCAGAAAAAAAATTAGCTGAAGAAACTGCAAAGCTTGAGGCTGAAGCGATAGCCAAAAAAGCTGCTCTTGAAGCTGAAGAAGCTGCTAAAAAAGCTCAACTAGAAGCTTCTGTTAAGGAAAAGCAAGAGAAACTAAAGAAAGCTGATGTTAAAGAAGTTAAGAAAGAGGTAGAAAACGTTCTTGGTTTAAAAGAAAAGAAAAAAGGTAGACCAAAGAAAAATGAATAAATATAAAAAACTTATATCTTGGATTGTGCTGTCAACTTTCTTGACGGCACTACCAACCTTTGCAGCGGCAGAAGAAATTGATGTGGATGACGATGGTGAAGGTGATTATATTGAATTAAAAAAAGAAGAAACTGCTCCATTTGATGGCTTTCTTTTGCATAAAGATGCCATGATTAAGCTTGTATCTGACCGTGAAGCTGAATTAGGCAGATTACATCTTTCTTTTGAGACTAAAGAAAAAAAGTTTCAACTAGATCTTGAAACACTAACAAAGAAAAAAGAACTAGAATTAACAATTAATAAAGAAATGTATGAAAGTATTTTAAAAATAAAACAAGATAGAATAGAACAACTATCTTCAGAACAAAAATGGTCTGATGTAAAATTAATTGGTGGTTTAGTTCTTGGGTTGGCTATTGGGTTTGCAGTTACGGTTGGAATAGTAGAGGCAACAACGGTTATACTTAAATAATAGCAGCTATTCTGTTTTTAAAATACTATTTATAAATATTAACTGGAGAGAGTTATGCGAGTTATTATAAACAATAAAAATATATTAAACGAGACACTGGATGCGGCTAAAGCAGCAGAACGCGCTAAAAGTATGGGCACTCCAAGTAAAATTGGGGCACCACAAGCTGGCGGCACATCCTCTAAGAAGGATGATGGCATTTGGGGTTCTATTAAGCAAGGAGCAGAAAGTATTAAACAAACAATTGCCGAAACATATGCTGAAATCTCTTTTTATAGTAAAGTTGGTTTTTGGATTGTAGTCGTTGCAATTACCCTCTCAGGTGCTGGTTTTGTTTTGCATAAGTTTATTCAAGCTCGCGGCGAAAAAGTAAGAACAGGCTTACTTATTGTAGAAAGTAATTTAAAAATTTTAAAAGAAAAAGGTCAGCTTCCGGTTGATTTATATAAACAATTTCTTGATGCAACAACAAAACTGCGTACCGCTTTTGATAATTTTTCTAATTTATCAAAAGACCCAAACGTTGATTTAACCGCAGAACTTGTAAAAATACAACAGCAAATTAACGATGTACAAAATGCGCTTGCCGATATTAATCTTGGGGAAGGATTAGAAAAAGATTTATTTAAAAAACAAGCTGAAAGCCGCTGGGCTTCCGAAAAGATAGCTTTGCAATCACAAGCACTTAATGCGATGGACGGTCAAAAGGCAAAAAATCTTTTAAATACATCCACAATATACATTGCCATTTTCGCAAGAGTTATGGATGTAACAGGCAGTAGAGATCCAGTATATTGTTCTGCTTTAACTTATAGAATTATAGAAGCTCATTATACAAATCTATCAGCAACTATTAGACGCATCATATAAAGGACATAAAAATGAAGATAAAATTTAAACAAAATATAGATGAAGCAATAGCAGGTAGAGAGGCTCGCTCCTACGCAGAACGCTGGGGTAGTGATCCACCAGAGGGTGAGAGATCAAAAGAGGAGAGATCAAAAGATAGTGAGAGATCAAAAGTGGCAGACCCACCAGAGAAAGGAACTACACTAGAACCAGAACCAACAACACCTAAAGGGCTTGTCCCACAAGAACTTAGTCCTCCAAAACTTAATAAAGATCAAATTGCTAAATTACAAAGAGACTCAAGAACTTTTAATAGCGATTTGATTAAATGTCAAGAAGACCCCAATATAATTAGTCTTTTAGGTATGTTATGATTAATAAAGACTTAAATTATATAGTTAAACTTGAAAAAGCTATATCAGAAAAATATGGCGAACGTGCTACCTTAAACCCAAAAACATTTTGGGATCAACAAAAAGAAGAAAAATTTTTAAAAGACATAAAAGAAACATCAAAAAAAGAATTTATAAACGATAATACAAAAGAAAAAGTTGAAATAGAAGGTATCCTAATAAATAAAAAATTATTAACAAATAACTTTAATAAAACTTGTGATGTGTGTAAAACTTATTCGTTTGATAAAATTGATGATGTTTACCTGTTAAAATATAAAACATGTCAAAAATGTTATATACAATATATAGAGGATCGTGAAGATAGATGGCTTTCCGGTTGGAGGCCAACGGAGAATTAAAATGGCAGAAATTTTAGAAATAGTTAATGGCATCTCGCAAGCTTTGAGCAACAAAACAAATTTTGAAGCACTAGAAAAAAATCAAAAAGGCTCAATGTACGAGCGCAGCAAAAATGATGGTTTCAATGTTAAGTTTACTGGCAACAAAATGACTTTAACATATGAAACTGAAATGCCATTGCAAGGGGTTCATGATAAAAATTTTGAAACAGATATTGAATCAAGAATTTCAAAATTAATCACTGAAATTGGTCAAAATTATAAAACAATTAAAAAGCAAAATCTTAAAACAAAACCAGTTGGTGACTTAAACATAAGGGTAGAAACTCCAAATCGGATGAGAGCAAGAGTTTTTGCAGTACAAATGTATGAGATTGCAAAAGCTGATAGCCAAGATGCTATGCAAAAGAGCTTTGAAGATCGTCAAGACCGCTATTCAAAACACTGGCTAAGTATTATGAGAAACAAATAGGTATGAAGTATGAAACTTACAAAAGAGGAAATAAAAAGCGAGATTATTAAATGCGGAAAAGATCCGAATTATTTTCTTAATAATTATGCAAAAATTTCTCACCCAGATAAAGGGATCATACCATTCAAGACTTACGATTTTCAAAAAGACTTATTAAACGATTTCCACGATCACAGATTTACGATAATTTTAAAAGCCCGACAGCTTGGTATTTCAACCATAGTGTCGGGCTATATTGCTTGGATGCTGCTTTTCTATAAAGAAAAGAATGTCCTTGTTATGGCAACCAAGCTTAACACTTCTATTGAAATAGTTGAAAAAGTTAAAGATATTATCCGTTCAGTCCCAGACTGGATGACAATTACAACTATTTCGGTTGACAATAAAACAAAATTAGAATTATCAAACGGTTCAAAGATTCAAGGCGTGCCAACCAGCAAAGATGCTGGTCGTGGTCAGGCTCTTTCTTTATTGGTTATTGACGAGGCTGCACACGTTGAGGACATGGATGATCTCTGGACAGGTTTGTATCCTACTATTTCAACTGGTGGTCGCTGTATAGCTCTTTCAACGCCTAATGGCGTTGGTAATTGGTTTCATAAAACTTATGTTGAGAGTAGCGAAAACAAAAATAATTTCCATAGCGTTTCATTGCCTTGGACTGTGCATCCAGAGCGCGGAGAAGAATGGTTCAAAAATGAAACAAAAAATTTGTCCAAACGACAGATTGCACAGGAATATGAATGTAATTTCAATGCATCTGGTGAAACCGTAATCAACGGTGATGATATCCAAACATTAAAAAAGCTTGTAAGCGAGCCAAAGTATAAAACTTATATAGACAGAAACTATCATATCTGGAAAGAATTTAGTAGTGATGGTTCCTACCTTATATCGGCAGATGTTGCCCGTGGTGATGGTAAAGATTATTCAGTATTCCATGTTATAAACGTTAAAACTATGGAACAAGTCGCAGAGTATCAAGGTAAAATTGATCTTGATTCATTTGCCAAATTACTTACATCAACTGGTAGTGAATATGGAAATTGCATGATAGTCGTAGAAAATAACAACATTGGATATGCAATATTAACAAAGCTAATAGAAAGTGGCTATAGGAATATTTATTATTCAAGTAAAACTGGCGAAACAAATATGGCTTATGCTGCCTATAATTCAAATTCTGTTCCCGGTTTTTCAACAACAATGAAAACAAGACCATTGATTATTGCAAAACTTGAAGAGTTTATTAGAAATAAAGCAATAAAGATCAATTCTTCAAGACTAATTAATGAATTAGATACATTTGTTTGGATAAATGGAAGACCAGAAGCACAAAAAGGTTATAACGATGATTTAGTTATGTCTATGGGAATTGCTTGCTGGATAAGAGATACTGTTTTAATTAACAATCAAAGGGATTTAGAATATCATAGAGCATTCTTGAGCGCAATAGGAAAATCAGCAAGCCAACTAGATACATCAGTTAGTGGAATGTCTCAATATGAAAAAAATCAAAGAATGGACGCTCAGAAAAAACAATATCTAGCAAATGTTTGGGTATTAAAAGGATAAATAAATGGCAGATAAGAAAAGAAATCCAAAACCAGAAGATTCGCCGCTTTTTAGAAGCTTAACACGGTTATTTTCTGGTCCTATAACAAGTTTTAGATCCCAAGCAGTTCAAAGATATCGCAGAAAAGATATTGATCATCTTAAATTTACATCTGCAAGCGGTCAAACATTTAAAAAGAAATCATATAACCCATTTGAGGCGATTCAATCTAATGTTATGATGAATCAAAGTCGCGCAGAGCGTTATAGCGATTTCGATCAAATGGAATTCATGCCTGAAATTGCTTCTACGATGGATATTTATGCTGATGAAATGACAACAAGCAATCAATTTAGGAATTTATTGCACATTGAATCATCAAATAATGAAATAAAAGAGATTTTACACGTTCTTTATTACGACGTTTTAAATATTGAACAAAATTTGTATGGTTGGTGCCGTACAATGTGCAAATTTGGTGATTTTTTCTTGTATCTAGACATAAAAGAAAATGAAGGAATCAGCAAGGTACTTGGGTTGCCCTCACCAGAAGTTGAAAGGTTAGAAGGTGAAGATGAAAGCAATCCAAGCTATGTTCAATTTCAGTGGAACAGCGGTGGTATCACATTTGAAAACTGGCAAATTGCACATTTCCGAGTATTAGGACAAGATAAATACGCTCCATACGGCACCAGCATCTTAGAGCCAGCCAGACGTATTTGGCGTCAACTACAATTACTAGAAGATGCCATGATGGCGTACCGCATTGTTCGTGCCCCTGATCGTCGCATATTTTATATCGACATTGGTAATATTCCTCCAGAGGAAGTCGAACAATATATGCAAAAAGTTATAACACAAATGAAGCGTAACCAAATCGTTGATCCGCTAACTGGTCGTGTCGATTTACGTTATAACCCAATGAGCATCGATGAAGATTACTTTATTCCAGTTAGGGCTGGTCAATCCTCTACAAAAATCGATACATTGCAAGGTGGTACATTTGCTAGCGCGATTGATGACGTTAAATATTTGCGGGATAAGCTCTTTAGCGCTTTAAAAGTGCCTCAGTCTTATCTATCCCGTGGTGAAAATGCTACTGAAGATAAAAGTACCCTTGCACAAAAAGACATCCGTTTTGCAAGAACAATTCAAAGATTACAAAGAATTGTTATAGCCGAATTAGAAAAGATTGGAATGATTCATCTTTATACCCTTGGCTACAGAAACGATGATATTTTAAAATTTAGATTGATCCTAAACAATCCATCAAAGATCGCAGAATTGCAAGAGTTAGAACACATGAAGTCAAAAGTTGACTTAATGACAGCTGCTAAAGATACAGGATTATCAAGAAGATGGATGTTTAAAAATATCTTTGGCTTCTCAGATGAAGAGTTTATCAGGAATCAAAGAGATCTATTTTACGATAAATCAATTGCTCAACAATTAGAGGGACAACAACCAGAAGCTGGTGCTGGAGGTGGTGGAAGTCCCGGTCCTTTGGCCGGTGCAGGTGCAGGAACAGAAGCCGCTCCACCTCCTCCTATGGAAACACCTACTCCTGATACTACGGCGGCTCCACCCCCAGAAGCAGGATCAGAACCCGCTACAGGAGAAGAAAATATTCTATTAGCGAAACCAGAAGGCGGCGGTGAAGCACCACCACCAGCAAAACGTGAAGATGACGGTACAGTAATTTATAAAAATGGTCAAAGATTCACGCCAAATTCTAATGGTAAATCATATAAACTAAAAAAAACAGACGATAGATACAAGGGAGCTAGACACAGAAGTATAATTTCAATGTCTGGTGATTCTTATGGCAAGAATACAAAAAGAAATGTATTTAAAGGTAAATCCGTTCTAGATACTTATGCTGCTGGCATCATTGCGGAAAACCAAGAAGTTGATAATTACGAAAGAGATGAAAAATTATTATCAGAAATGCAAGATAAATTAAAATCCTTGTCTAAGGCTTTAAACATTAAAGAGGAAAAGGAAAATGGAAAGTAAATTAAAACATAATAAGAAAAGAAATACAGCTTTTCTTTACGAAGTTCTCGTTAGAGAGCTTACGAAATCAGTTTTATCAAAAGATAATGATCGTAGAAATCAAGTTTTACTTATTATTAAAGAATATTTCTCGCCAAACACTGCTCTGTCAGCCGAATTAAAACTTTATAAGTCTTTTGAGGAAAATTCAGTTGACCAATCATTGGCAGATAAGTTCATTTTTGAAGCAAAATTTAAACATTCGCAAATCAATAAGATTGATTTATTCAATGAGCAAACTTCCTTGATTAATACAATTAATAAAACAATTGGTTATCAAATTTATGAAACTTTTCTACCAAATTATAAAAATTTAGCAACAATTTCACAAATTTTTAGCGAAAAAACATCAATAAAAGATAAATTGTTGTTAGAAGAAGGGTTAAAAACCTTTATCGTCAAAAAACAAGACGAAAAAACTAAAAATCTTTTAGATAATGTTGATTCTTTAGTTTATAAAACATTTGCTAAGAAGTTTAATGAAGAATATTCATCAAAATTATTAGGTGAACAAAAAGAATTACTATTTAAATATGTTAATAGTTTTGCTGACAACGGTTTAGCATTAAAAGTTTATCTAAATGAAGAAATCGGTAGATTATCGACTGGCGTTAAGAAATCTTTAGTCTCTGAAGAGGTCGCACAAGATAAAAATATGGCTCAAAAAGTAAAACATTTACAAAAATTCTTAAATGAATTCAAAAATGCTGATCTTGATGATGCTTCATTGTCTACATTACTTAAAATACAACAATTTGTCCATGAGGTAAACAATAATGGCAATTAATGTAACAATAAATTCCAAAGAAGGCGGTGGAAAAAAGAAAAAATTAAAAATTCAAAGAAATATGAGCGGTCATTATGTCTTAACTGAACATCCAGAATTAGATATTGTTGTTATGCCACAGGCATCCAAGATTCTAATGCTGACTAAAGCTGAAACAAGCGACTATTTATACCGCACACAGGATAAAATTTTTAAACATCTAGTTGATAGAGGCGTTGTGCAACCAGAAAGTATAAAAATTGGTAATGTTTTTGGGAGCATGGAAGGTGGTTTTCCACAAAAAACACACGATGGCAAAGATGGTATGCTTGTCGCAATATATGTTTTATCACAATTTTTAGAAGATGAAAGACCAGAATATATTGCAACAAAACAAATTCAAAAAGATCTTGAAAATAAATTGCTTAACCCGCCAATGGAAGATTCTACAGAGCTTGGAGAGATACCGCAAGAAACTTTCAAAGGCTCTATTCCAAAATATGGATTCCCCACCCGTGGTATTTATAGATACAATTACTAATATTGGAGAAAATTTATGAAATTTACACAAGATTATGTCAAGAGAATGATAAGAGAAGAAACAAAAAAATTATTAAAAGAAGATACCGCTTCTGATCTAGAAGCGCAAGCCGCAGCGACCGGCGCAGGCAAAAATCAACCAAAGCAAACAGGTTCTCAACATGCTAGAGATTTTCAAGCGGCTCAAGATCTTTTTAAAATTGTTCAAACCGGACAGTTGACTCGGGAACAAGCAAATGCGGTTGTAGAAGCATATAGGGCAATAAATGCTAAAAAACCTTTGCCTCAAAATGCCGTACGGACAATTAAAGAATTAGGAGGCTCTATACCATCTACAAATATTGCAAAACCGGTTGCTCCTACTGCTGCTCCTACTGCTGCTAAACCAGTAGCTGCGGTTGGGCCTTCTGTAAATTCTACGGTTGTTCACAGGGAAGCACCGGGACAAAAATTTACAGTTCTTGAAAAAAGAGGAAATTTTGTTCTTTTAAAAGATGTAAAAGGTGAAACTTTTCAAGCTGAGTTGTCCGACTTGACAGTTGTTCAAGAATCCCGCATTAGAAGAATTGTCAAAGAAGAAATTTTAAAAGAAATGAAAGTAAGAATTAACAGCTCATTAGACGAAGAAACAATTACCTTAGATGATGACGAAGAACCAGTAACACCAAGAAGAAAATCATTTATACCAGAACCAAAGCCAACTAAAGTTGATCCTACTGTATTTACCGGGACAAGCCCAACAGTTTTAAAAGGCGATGAAATTGGAGTTAAGGATATTGTTCCTAAAGGAAGTACTGTTAAAAACAGCCCAATTCCCGGTAAGCAATCTGGTGATCTTAATGTTTCTGGTAAATATTCTGGCATGACTGATCCTTTTAGAAGTAGAGGTGCTCAATTTCAAACGCGCACGCAGCCAACAACACCAAAAAAGACTATTAAAATAACTCCAAAACCAGAACCTCAACCGATCATTGGAAAAATTAAAAATTACGATCCAATTGGAAATGAAACTGACGACCAATATGCTCAAGTTCCTAGACCGTTTGAGGCGCAACCAGCACGCGATCCATTAGCCGATCCTTATGCTTCAGCAACATCGCCAACTACACCACGACCCCGTCCTCGTCCTCGTCCTAATACTGCATCCAAGAATGATCAATTTGATCCTGATGATTTGAATAATTTAGCAACGATGAGCAAAATAATTCAAAAAATTGAAAATTAATAATGCAACTTTTAACTTTTATATTAGCCTGTTATGGCATGACAATGATTCTTGTTTATAGCAAGATTTTTGAACAAACAAGAAATTATTTGAAATCATTTAACAGCGAAATGCTTTCATACATGATTAAATGTTGTATGTGCATGGGTTTTTGGGTTGGTGTGGTAAATGCAACTTGTTTTTTTGATTTAGAAACAAATTGTCTTATGGCTGGTTGTATTTCATCCGGTACAACATATTTTATCAGCAGATTAGTAGATGATGACGGAATTCTTATTAAAATGAAAAATGGGTAACTATTTATAGAAATGGAGGTATGCTATGCGTACACAAGTAACTTATGTTCGTAGATATATGCTACAACCTGTTCGCCGTTGCTGCAACGGTAGCTAAATTTGGCCCTCTAGGACAAAAATCTTAGAGGGCCGAAAATAAATTTTAATATTAGGAAAATTAATATGAGACTAACAGAAAATTATTTGAAGAATGTTATAAAAAGCAAATTAAAATCTTTGTTAAGCGAAGCGCCTTTAACTAAAATGAGCGTTGACGATTTTCGCAAACTACCAAACGCAGATACATCAATAGAAGGACCACAACTTCGTGATCGTCCAAGAATTCCAAATCCAGACGGTACTATTCCACCTCTTCCAAGGGGAACTGGTCCCGGTCGGGCAATAAGTACAGCAACGCCAGATCCAAAGCAAGCAGAAGATGCAGCAAGGAAACAAAGACTTTTAAATACTTATCTTGAAAAAGCAAAAGCTGGAACTTTATCTGATGACGAAAAGCAAACTCTTTTATCTGGTCAATCAGTTTTTGGAGAATTACCGCCAGAGCAAAAAGCAATTCTTTCACCACCCCCTGCACCCCAAAAACCAAAAGATAAAAGTGGTATGACAAAAGAGGCGACAGAAGTAACAAAAGAAATTCAACAATTATTAATAGATTCTGGTGTTTCTCTTAGTAAAGGAGCTAATGGTTTATATAATCAAGAAACAGCAAATGCAGTAAATAAATGGTTTGCCGAGCATCCAGATGTTCAAAAACCTCGCGGTGTTAAATCAAATTTCTTAGCAACTATAAAACAATTTAGAGATGCTATTAAATCTGCGGCTCCACAACCAAATGATAAAGTTAAAGATATTCAAGCTTTGTTAAATTATTTAGAGAGTGAAACTGCTGAAGGGTATAAAACAAGTCCATTACTAAAAATTACTGGTATTCTAGATGAAAAAACAATAGAAATTGCTAAAAAACATGTCGATGATAAATCCTCTTTGGATTCATTACAAGGCGATGATTTATTTAATAAAATTTATGATGATCTTCTTGGGGGCGACAGTTGGAGCTGGTATAAAGAATATGGAGAACCTATAAAATTTATTACAAAACCGGATTATGTTTGGGATTATGTTTGGGGAGATGGAGATAAATATGAAGCAGAAAAGCAACCACCAGAAGAACCGCCAACTGCTGATAATTATTTAAATAGTCCTTATTACAAAAAAAATTCAGAAGGTATTTTTGCTGGTGAAGTTGATTTAACGCCTGAACAAAGAAAAATTTTAGATGCAAGAATGCAAAAAAGAGCTTTTGATAGAGCCAGCCCAGTAAATCAAGCAATGACTAGATACAACGATGCTCGAAAAATGAGACAAGGACTATCACTTAAAGAATCTAGAATTTTCAAAGAATCATATATAAAAGAAATGATTAGGGAAGAATTCTTGAAAGAAATTATTGAACAGGAATTGAGAAAAATATAAAAATGTCACAAGAGCTTTTAAGAGAATATTATGAATTATGCGAAGGTGGTGTCTGCCGTGATCTATTAACGGAAGAAGAAAAACGCTTTGTATCAAATGGTGGTTTGATGCTATCCGGTGTGATGCAAAAGTGCAATAAAGAAAACGGTAACGGTAGAATATACCCAAGAGAAATATTGCAACGCGAAGTTGATAACTACAAAAAATTAGTTATGGATCGTCGGGCATTGGGTGAATTAGACCACCCAGATGATTCTGTTATAAATCTAAAAAATGTTTCACACATGGTAACAGATATCTGGTGGGATGGCGATGGAGTTATGGGAAAAGTTCGCGTACTAGACACCCCATCAGGTAATATCTTGAAAAACCTTGTTCATGGTGGAGTTAAATTGGGCATTTCATCAAGAGGTCTTGGATCAACAAAAAAAGATAGCGGTAAAACAATAGTGCAAGAAGATTTTCAATTGATTTGTTTTGATTTCGTTCAAGAACCAAGCACTCCCGGTGCATTTATGATTAAAGAAAGCAAAACACGCGATGTGAACAAGATTTGGTCTAAAGCAGATCGCTTAAATAGATTATTAAACGATATCGTTAAATAGAGGATATAAAAAATGAGTGAAAATTTTAATTATAAAGCCGGTTTGCATAATGTTGGCTCATACCAAGTTAGTGGCATCCCATATGTTACTGCTAGCTTAACAGCCCCATCAAGTAGTGCAGTTCCTTTAGAAATTACATTCCCAAGTGTCACGCAAAAAATTCATATTTATAAC